ACACGTTAAAACTCCTGCCATATGGTGTATAGTTATTGTTTCTATTTTTCTTCCACTTCTACCTTTTGAAAAATGTGTGGCTTTTATAAATTTTTCTACTAAACTTGAATTACTCATCTTCTTTCCCCTTTCCACCATTAAATTCTTTTTCTTGTTCTTCAGATAAAATTATTTCTTCTGGTTCTTTTTCCATAAATTATTCCTCCCCTTCTTTATTTTCTTTCTTTTTTGTAAAAAAATATGTAATAACAGCGCCATAACTTGTGCTAAAAAGCATTAGTAATTCTTTATTAATCTCTATGTTTGTAAACATTAAAACTACTAAAGCTATTGTCATTAGCAAAGTTACTATGCTTTTTACATCTATTAATTTTGCAATTTTTTCTTTCATTTTTTAATTTCTCCTTTCTTTCAAAATTATTAAATCTTCGTGAATTTTCTGAAAATTCTTAATTGCTCTTTCATCATGTTGTTTAAACTCAGAATTTGTATTATCCATGCTTGTTTTAAGCAAATTCAAACTTTCTGCAACATTTCTGTTGCTAGCAGACAACTCTTTTAGTATTGCATTGTTTGCTTCTCTTTCAGCTTTTCTTTCTTCACGTTCTGTCTTTCTTTCATCTTCTTCTGTTTGTTCTTTTTCCTTTCTATCTTTCCTGTCTAGATAAAGAAGAATTACAAACAGTGCTGCCATTATTGTAGTTCCACCATATTGCATTATTAGCCCTACAACTTTTACTAAATCTTCCATACTTTTTATCCTTTCTTTAATTTGTTAAAAATTTGTTAAAAATGATACATTAGCAAAAATGCTTTTACCGATTTCCGCATTTTCCACTTGTACGTAACCGTCTGTAGTAATGTAAAATACACTAGCAGTATGACTTGTTAAATTTGTAATTGGATAATAAGAGCCTGCCTTAGGTCTAAACCCCACAGGTAACTGACAAACCATGTTAGCTGTACCAGATTTTAAGCTTAAAGTTAAAGTTACAATATCATTAGTTCTACTTATTGTATTTGCACCAGTAGTATATGCAACCCAACTATTAAGTAAAGCTGGAAATGTTCCTTGTATAGTACCTTGTATAGAAGCTTGCTTGCTAGACACTAAAGTTTTATTTGCTTTAAAAGTATTAAATTCACTATCATTATATGTCGTCCACTTTAAATTAAACAAACCTGTCCTAGATAATACTTCTATATTCCAACCGTCATTGTAATTTGGCGATTGAATCAAAAAGTAAAAATAATCATTATCTCTATACACATGAAATGATTTTTGAAATGAAGATAATTTCTTTGAAGTTGGTAATATAGTAGAAACATACATTGTTCCGTCTCTATCTATATTTATAAAACCAGCAATTCCTTTGTCGTAAAAATCCAAGTTGCTAATAAATAAAGTTAATAGTCCTGCATTAGTACTTGCAGGATTTATAGGTTTAGTTGCAAAAAGATAATATTTACTTCTTGTTCCATAGTATTTTTTATTAAATTTTTCATTTAATTCTTTTCCTTTAGCTGCACTAAGTGCATCTGACTCACTTATGCTATTTAAACTATTAACTACACTTTGTCTTTGCAAAGGATTGTTATCTTTTTTTAGCTTATCTAACAAAGTATTTCTTAAACTTCCACTTTTAAAGCAAACAAAATTTTCATCATTTAAAGATATTGCTGAAATATAACTATCATATATATCTTCTTCAGTTTTTATTCTTATTGGTCTTCCGTACACTTAATCTTGTAATATCCATTAGTTTGCTTGTTTTTATTATTTTAAACTCTACTAAATGTTTATAGTTATTACCTTTCATGACGTTTAATGCTTCTTCTGCTGCTTTGTCCTCTGTATCCACACTTATTACTTCAATTTTTCCACTAATTCTATCTGGATCATCTTTATTTGTTGTAGTTGTTCTATCACTCTTTAAATATAGATTGTATTGATTGCCGTTTTCTCTTATATAAACTTGAACTTTTGCTGTAACATCTTCCTCAAAAATTTTGTTATAATCTACTATTTCTGGTAGTGTAGTATCTATAAGTGCTACACTTTCTTGTTTTTTTTCTATCGTTATTTTTAATCTCTTATTCTCAAATTTAAAGTCAGTAAAAATATCTTTATATTGCCTGCAGTTTATTAGAAAAGTATGTAAGTTGTACAAACCTTCTTTTGAGTTTGTTGCTACTGTTGTTTTTGTAGCCGTTTTGCATGTAATATCTATATAACTAATATTTAACAAACTATCACCACAATTTATAAAATTTTCAGTTATTGTGTTTGCTAAGAACTCCTCAATAGACTTATTTTTCATAGTGTCTATGTCTTTTTCTATAACTTTTCTATCAAATATATTAGAAATGTCAAGGGCAGTAACTGTTACCAAATTACTGCCTTTTTCTGTATTGACTTCATCTATTACAAATAAAAATTGCCTATATAATCCATTTAGTAACAAAAAATTTCCCTTGTTTAATCCATCTGTTTTAGCTAATGTAAAAGTAGATTTTGCGTTTGTTTCCTCATCTAAATTTATTTGATAATCGGTTAATTTTGCTATGGATAGAATTTTTAAATTTTTATTTGATAATATATATAATTCCATACTTCCTCCTATGATATTTTCATAAGTACAATTTTATAGTTAAATGTAACATTAGAATGAAAAACAACAATCTGTGGATTTTCATTGTTGTTTATCATAATATTTCTAGCTTCAATATGTACTCCAGAATTATTAAGATACACACAATGCTCTAATGTACCTCTTACATAAGAAGCTGTGTCAAGTGTAGTTCCTGTCCCCCACGTTGCATTTTGAGTTTTTGTATTTTGCAACATACTTGAAATTACTACACAATTAGTATTATTAAATCCTGTTGGAAATGTTATATCCTTAGTTAAATCTTCTGTTTCATCTCCTGTTACTGTTCCTGTTAATATTGCAAAATCTCCTTTTAGTTTATAATCATTTGCAACTTTACCTCCTAATTTTTGTGAATTGCTAGCTGTAGTGGCTGTAACTGCATTGCCGCGTACAGCTTTTTGAACTATTGGCAACTGTAGCAGTAGTAGCATTACCAGTAAGGCTACCTGTAATATTACCAGTAACTTCCAAATTTCCACTAATTGTACCTCCTGTTTTTAATAAATAAGCACTACCATCTAAAACATTTTGTAGTGCTTCTTCAATATCATCTAACACACTTTGTGCTTCATTTTGTATTAAAGTATAAATGCTTGTAAAATCCACAAATGTTCTCTTGTCTGTAAAATTAGTTATGCTTCCATTTTCAACCTTAAATCTTGCAAATTCGTACTGATATATTGTTCCGGTTTCTGTTATATCCTGTTGAGTTAAAGTCGGATAATTACTTGTATTAGAAATAGTTTTTATTGTAGCTTGATTTAGTTGTTCTGCAGTGTTTGTTTTACTTAAATCTATTTCACAAATCAAACTATAATATCCATTATTAGTTATATTAGATATAGTTACCCCAGATATAACTTCCAAAAATCTACCTCTAACAACAAAAAATCCATCTGCTATAGTTACTGAATTATTTGTGTTAGACAGCGTACAACCTTTCGCAACTCCACATCTTCCATTTAGAAACTTGTCAATAAAAAGTGCAAACGCTTCTGATGTAAACGTTTGCAAATTAAACACATGTCCTTTTAACATTTTTCTTCCTCCTTCTATACAGCCTTATACTGTACATATATTGTTAATTTTCCGCTTGTTATTTCCCCATCTGCTTCTAGTCTTATTGTTGATACACCTTTTCTTAATTTAAAGAAATTTATAAAATTAGGGTTTAGAAAATCAAATAAATTTGTTCTAACCCCACTAAACATCTTATATATTTCTTGCTCTGTATCTTTTGTGTTATATGTGAATGTTTCTCCTGTTGCAACTGTCAATCCTGTTAAGTCTAATTTCTTAACTTCAACATCATCTTCTAAAATTGTTATGATTGGACTTACAACTTCTCCATTTAGTTCCAATTTAAAAGGAGCATTATCATGCCCCTTGTTGTCAAATATAATATTTCTATTATCGTAAGTAGTAAAAATTGAATCCCATTGAAAGTTCCATCTTAATTCATTTGTTACAGAATCTATTGTATAAACTACTTCTTTTGCTTCATACCATAGAGATTTGCAATTAAATGTTACAGGAACTCTTAGAACTCCATCTGTGCCGTATTTCGCTTTTGTCTACATTAGATATGTCTATGTCTTTAAAATACTCTGTAAATCCATTCTCGAAAGGCACTTTGTAGACAAACTTTAAGAAATTTGCACTTTCAACAAAATCTATGAATTTTTTATAATTATCATACTTTTTAAATATTAATTCTCCTGATATTTGTCCTTGTGTCAGCTTTCTAATATTCTGTATAAAGTCATTTCCTATTTGTGAGTATTGAATATCGTAACTATATCCAAGTCCACTTGGAGAACTTAAAAAACAACCATTCTCTACATTCATCATAGAGAAACGTTGTCCTGTTTCATTTTCTATATAAAATTCTCTTACCACTTTTTCACCTCTTTTTGAGCATAATAAAAACACCTGCTTTTGCAAGTGTTTTAATCTATATTTAATTGTGTTTTATTAGTTACTTTATTGTTTGTAAAATGAATTGTTATTACTTGTCCTTTATTTAATCCTTGTCCCTCTCCCCAATTTAAATAAAAAGACCCATCTTCAATATCAGGTGTTTTAAACCCTTCTCCCAATATTTGTTCAACTTCTTCTTTACTCATTCCAAGTTTTATTTGTTCGTATTTATCAAGCCAACTTGTATCTGTCTTATATTCTACTTCTCCTGTTTCATAATTATATGTAAATTCATCTAAATGTGTATCTGCTTTTTCTATTCCTGTATAGAAATCAGAAGCGCTTTCTCCTATTGTTTTATACGTATCTTTAAATTGTTTTTGTTCCTTGAATTTCATCATACCTAAAACTACAACAAGAATAACACAAACAATAGTAATCCAAAACCACCATTTTTTTATAATATTTTTCATCATATCCTCCTTGCAATTATTTTACAATATATCATAAAATATTACAAGAAAAACTTTTCGACAAAATTTGACATCAATATTTACTTCCTAATCTACGATTTACAGTATCAATAATTGTATTTATCTTAGCTGGTGTTAATTCATCCTGAGCATATATGTTTAAAGTAGGTGTTGTAAATACAGTTTTAGTTTGGTCTATTATAGATTGTTTAAGTGCCCCTATATTAGGTGTTATATTAGAGAAACTTGTTTTCATTTTACTTGTTATATCATCTACTTGTTTATTTAATTTTTTTTGTTCATCTTCAAGTCCTAATTCAGCACCTTTCATCACATTTTGAAAAATATCCCTAGTTTCTCTCGAAGGAGAATGTATATCAAAAGACTTTCTTAATCTACTTAATATGCCATCTGCAATATTAGAAGCTTTTGCCCATAAAGTTGGTTCTTTGTCTTTCATTCCTTCTAACATCCCATTCATAGTCTCATTCATTGTTTTTTTTGTTTCTTCTGGCATAAATTCATAACTATTTAATATTGCTTCAACTGTTTTTTTGGTTTCTTCATCTAATTTTGTTCCATAAAGTTCAGTATCGGCAAGTTGAGCTATCCAAGAGCCAACCTGCTCTGCTTCCCAGTTAGACATATTTTCATAAGCTTTATCATATATTTTTTTCATTCTCGAATTATAGGTTGTTTCTTCTATTAAAGCCATTTCTTTATATTCTTTTGAATTTTTTCCAAATGTTTTTTCATAATACTGCATTGTTTCAAAATGATTTTTTCTTAAGATTTCAGTTTCAGCATCAATACTTTTTATTCTTTCTGCAAAATTTTTAGTGTCTTCACTTCTTTTATAATATCCATCTGCATAAACTTTTGAAATTTCTGCTACTTCTTTATTTGCTTCTTCTATCTTTGCCTGTTTTTGAGCAATAACATTGTTATATTCTGTTGCATAGGCTTCGTTTTGCATTGTGGCTTCATCACCATATTTTTGATTTAATAATGCAATTTCTTCTATGCTACCATCTTGAATTAGTTTTATAGCTGCATCTGCTTGCTTTTGAGCTGTAGCAATCCATTCTTGAGACTGTACTTTATATTCTTCTAAACTTCCTTGAAAATTTTCTGCATTTGTTACTGCTTGTTGAGTTATTGCAGATGCAATCTGTTGTTGAATTTCTATTTCTCTATTTTTTAGTTCACGTAGTTTTTGAAAATATTCCTCTAATTGAGTTATTTCTTCTTGAGTATATCCTCTACGCTCATCAGATGCAGTTTTACAAATTTCTGTTATTCCTTTTTGAACTTCGTCCATTTGATTTTTTAAATTTTCTTGTTCTTCAGCACTTGCAAACAATGTTGTATTAAAATTCTCTAAGTATCCTTCTGCACTTTGAAGTCCCGTATAAAAATCCGATGCTGCCTGTCCCATAGTAGAAAATTTTTCTCTTGTTTCTTTTTCTGCTTTTTTTATTTCTGTTACAATTATTGCTACTGCAGTTGTAATTCCTGCTGCTGCAATTCCTGCTGGACTTGTTAATTTTTGAAACATTTCTGCTAGTTTAGCACTTTCCCCTGTTGCATCACCTATTCCATTCTTTGCTAAACCAATTGCTTCTGTAAATATTCCAATTCCCTTTGTTACTTTTCCTATTGTTGTAATTGCTGTTCCACCTATTTTAAGTAAAGGTCCTGCTGCGGCTACCATTAAACCAATCTTAATAATATTTTCCTTTTCACTGTCATTTAATTTGTCAAATTTTTCTATTCCTTTTTCTACTTTTTCTAATAATTTGTTTACCGTAGGTAAAAGTTTATCTCCTAAAGAAGTAGCTATATCTTTTATTTTATTCCTTGTAATTTTCAATTGACTCTCTGTTGTAGCATATCTTTTATTTGCTTCATTAGCTAATGCTGTATTCTCCTGCCAAGCCTTGGTGCCTGTTTCAATAGCATCGTTAAACAGATTTCCTGCATTTGCTGCTCTTAACAAAGAATCTCTCAGTCTAACTTCTGTAAGACCCATTTCAGACAACATTGTAATTGCACTTTCTCCTTTGTCTTGGGCATTTCCTAATCCTTTTATGAATGCAGATAAAGCTCCTGCAGCATCATCTTTCCATGCCTTTTTAAATTCTTCAGCTGTCATGCCAGAAACACTCGCAAAATCTTCAAGGTTTGTTCCTGCAGTTATTAACTGTTTCACTTCTGTGCTTGTCATTCCAATACTTTGAGACAATTCTTTAAATCCCATTGAATCATTTGCAGACATTAATTCTAATTCCCTTAAAGTCATTCCTGTCTTTTTTAATACTGCATCTAACTTCGTGCCACCTTGTTCAACAGCATTTTGCATCTTTACCATAGCTTTAGAAATTGCTGAACCACCGCATCTCTGCTTCTATTCCCACTGAACTTAATGCTGTTGCTAAACCAAGCACTTCCCCTTCTGATAAGCCTACTTGTTTCCCTGCACCTGCTAATCTCATTGCCATATTTACTATATCCGCTTCTGTTGTAGCAAAATTATTTCCTAGATCTACAATGGAAGAGCCTAGTCTATCAAAATCTTTTTGTGACATTTGCATTATATTTGCAAACTTAGCAAGTTGAGAAGCAGCATTCTCTGATGTTAAATTAGTAGAATTTCCTAGATCTATCATAGCCTTTGAAAAGTCCAGAATATTTTCCGTCTGTATTCCTAATTGTCCTGCCGATTCTGCTACAGCAGATATTTCAGTAGTCGTAGATGGTATTTCTTTAGCCAGATCCTTAATTCCCTGTTTTAACTCATCTAATTGTTCATCTGAAGCATTAACTGTTTTGGTAACACCTGTAAAAGCACTTTCGAACTCTATTGCTTCTTTTGTTGCTATACTTAATGCTCCGGTAATAGGAATTGATAACCTTGTTGTTAGTTTAGTTCCTAGATTATCTATTTTAGAACCTACTTCCTGTAGCTCTTTGCCAAGATTTGTAAGGAATGTACCTGCTTTATTCCAGTTTGAAGCTTCATTTTTTAAATCTGATAATTTATTTTGAGTTTTTAATATTTCTCTTTGTAAACTTCTATAGTTTTCTTCATTTATTTTTGTGCCCTCTGACATCATTTTGTCAGCTTCATCTTTTATACTTTGTAGTTGTTTTAATTTTTCTTGAGTTGTTGAAATGCTTGCATTTAGTACATCTTGTTTTTGCTTCAACATTTCTGTATTTTTTGGGTCTAGTTTCAGTAAAGAGTTAATTCCCCTTAGTTCTTTGCTCAAACTAGATGATACAGAATTAACTTTGCTTAAAGCTTTTTGTAGCCCTGATGTATCTCCACCTATTTCAACAATTATTCCTTTAATACTACCTGCCATATTACACCTCATAAAAAAATTGAAATAGACTATGACAATGCAAGTCTATCCCAATCTGCTTGTGTTGCTTTCTTATATTTTTTTTCTTCTCCTGGAAGGAAACTCAAAAGAATTTTCATAACATCAACATAGCTTAACTCTTTCAAGTCATTTAATGTTAGACCTATTCTCAAAGATGATGCTATAAATTCATGTTCTGGAAATACTTCTTTTGAGCTTTCTTCTTTAATTTTTTTATTTAATTCTTGAGTAAGTTTATCATCAACAAAAGCAATCTACGGCAATTTCCGCTACCTCAACAATCCAGTCATCATCTATATTAAATTTCTTTATAGATTTTAACCAATTTTCATATTCTTCTATTTCTTTATTCGCTGTATATATCATCATCCATGCAATTCTTGTTATTGAACTTATAAATTCTCCTACATATTTTTGCATATATTCAGATACGAAAGCAATTCTTTCCTGATCACTTAAGTTTTTCTCAGCTACTTGTTTTGAAATTATTGTTTGCCTTACCAAATAATCTTTTAATATTTGTATATCTTCTGTCATACTTTTATTAAAAAAATTTACAAATTTAACATAAGAATATGCACTACATTCAATTGGATACTCCTTACCGCAAATTTCTATTTTTTTCATTTTTACCTCCTAGACACTAGCTGTAGCATCTTTTTCATAAACTTTTTCAAAGAATTTGTTATAAACATTTTGATTTTCTTCACTTGGTTCAATATAACACTTAACTGCTCGGTCAGTAGAACGTGGACTTATTGTAATAGGTAAGCTATCTGTGCCTGGTTCAATACTTTCTTCTTTAGTATTGTTCTCTCTTGATGGTCTTGAAGCTTTACAATCCCAATACACCCATCTTCTGTTTTGAGCATCTCCATCTCCCTCAAACATTAAAGCAAATCTTGCATCCTTATCGTCAGCATTTTCAATTACAGCTCCATTAGCATCTTTAGTTTGTCCTAAGATTTGTGTTAAAAATTCTTCTGGCGTAATTGCTAGTACCAAGTCGCCTTCGTATCCTTGGTTCGAATTTGCTATAAAATATACCGTATTGTCAGCAAAAAATTTGGTTGTTTCTCCTTGTGGTTCAGGAGAAAATCCCGTTACTCCTGGCATTTTAAAAGGTGTACCATAAGTTATAACACCATCTGTTTCAGTTAATTTTGCAACATATACATTTTTAATTCCAAATAAAATTTTATTTCCCATTATTTTTTCCTCCTTAAATTTCAAAAAAATAACTTACTTGCCAGACTTCTTCATCTGCAAAGTAAGTTTCTTCTGTTTTATTCCAAGCCACATCGGCTAGAATTTTATCCTCTATTTTATTTTGTTCTTCTACATTCTTTACTATATAAGTATAGTCCAATTTTATTGGCAAGTTCTTTTTGTAAACTTTATTGTCTGCCATAAAATTTTTCGTATCGCTAATTTTTGCCACTAAATGTGGAGGTTCTACTGTTTTTTCGAACTTACCATAAGCATATTGAAAGCCCTCTTTTTCACTTTTTGATTTTAATTCTTCTAATGTCATTTAGACCTCCTCCTTATTACTGTTGTAATTGCTTTTTCATATAGTTTGTTGTATTTTTCCTCCGTTGGTCGAATATGTGGAATAGCTTTAGTCATTTTACCATTTCTAGTAGCATGTCCAAACTCCAGCAAATGTGTAAGTTGATAATTTGTTTTGTTATGAATCTTAATTGTGTATTTACCTTTATTTTGTTTTCCTACCTGTTTTGTCCATCCTTTATAATATGGCTCTTTTCTTCCATATCCTCTTGGGGATATTTGTTTTAATTCTTCTACAGCTTCTTTTGTTATTTCTTTAGTCTTTTCTTTTACTCCTTCTTCAATATCTTCTAAATAATTTGACATATACTCTTTTAATGCTTCTTGTAACTCTTCTGATTTAATAGATTTAGACATTCTTTATTTTCCTCTCACATACTAAAATTACTTCATCTGCTGTTACCTCTTGTATTCTTACAATTGAGTATTTTTTGTTCATATATTCTAATTCTTCTTCATCAGAGTAATTCAAAGCACTTATACGAAGTCTTAAAGAAGGTTTATGACCTTTTTCATTTGCAATATAAAATTCATTTGCAAATATATCTTCAATTCTAATTATAGGTATTTCTTTTTTTACTATCTTTTTGGGTTTATTAACTCCAATACTATTAGCTTCAGAAATAATAGATATTAATTTACAGCTCACATCACGCATTGTCATCCTCCTTAAAGTTACTGCTTAAACTCAAATTACTACATAGAGAATTATATGTTCTTTGAGCAAGCTCTTTATCTTTTAAATCTATCATCCCAAAGTTAGATTTTACAAACATTACAATTGATGCTTGAATTAATGAATTTTTTAAATCAACGTTAATACCTTGACGTTTCAAGTCTTCAATTCCTGACAAAACCCACATTTTTATTTCCTCATCTTTTAATGTAGCACTTGAAGCAATGCTCAAGCATTGCTTCGCTAAATCCACTATGTTATCTTCCATATAATCCTCCGTTTATTTACTAGACACTAGCTGTTCCAGCTTTTTTTACCCTTACGAATCCATTATATTTAGACACAGTACCGCCGACTATTACATCGCCTCTATATGATACCATTCCTTTTTTGAAGTTGTAATCTTTGCTTTCTTCAATCTCTAATTCTGAAAATATTGGTAATTCGTAACTTGACAATGAGCCATATACAAGTGTATATTTTCCTGCTACAGTTTTAGAATCAGACAATGAACCGCAAGCAGAATTTATTACATATGGTACTTCTAATCCTCCATTTGCATATGCTATTGTTCCTGTTTGTCCTTTTCTTGTTACTTTATAAACAAATTTGTCATCACTTGTTTTAACTTTAGCAAATTTCTCTAAATCTCTTTTTGATAAAATTAAAACTTGTTCTGATTCTACAGATTCATCTCCTCCATAAGCAAATACAATAGTATTTAAAGTATCTATATCTATATCTGCTAAAGAAATATCTGCTGTTTTAGCTTCTGCAGTTGGCATTACTTTTACATCTGCATTATAAATACCTTTTATTGTATTTGTAGTTCCAGCTCCTATAATAGCTTGTTTACCTATTTTCTTTCTTATTGAATCTCTTACTCTTTTAATTACTAAAGCTTGATAATTTGCATTAGGTAATTTTATAGCTTCTTTTGATATTTCAGAATATGCTGTAATTTTTGCTCTACCTGTTTCTACATAATTTGTTTCAGGGTCTGTTTCACTATAATCTGCATTTTCTCCAGTATAATTTCCTTCTCCATATGCTACTTCGAATGGTACTGAATAGCTTTCTCCACCTTCTAGTGGTACTGTATTTAGTCTATCTACTAATCCAGAAACTCCTTCAAAACTCTCATCTATTGTATTTTTGTATTTTCTTGGAATTAATAAATCCCCACTAGAAACAACTGTTGATCTTTCTTCTAATTCAACTTTTATTTTTTTACCTGCTTTTAAGTCTGCTCCTCTTTGTTCTAAAACTTCTTTTTTCTCATCCACTTTTCTTTCCTCCTTTTCTGGTTTTTTTATTTCTTTTATTTTTGAAGTGTCCAAACTTCTACATTCCAAATTTTCTACTGTTTTTCTTAATAGGCTTCTTTCATCTATTTCTTCCTCTTCTGTTATTTCTTCTTTTTGAAGTGCTTCTACCTCACTTCTTAATTCTGTTAATTTTTCATCATTTTCAGCTTCATCAATTGCTTTCAATAATTCAGCTTTTCTTTTTTCTAATTCCTTTTTTGTCATTTTAAATCTTTCCTTTCTTTTCTTTACTTTTCAACAGTTGTACCACCGTTTCTATAAAACTCTATTTCACTTGTACCAGCAAAAAGAGAAGCAGTTGTACCACCGCTCCTCTTATCGAGATTATAAACTTAATTTCAATTTTAATTTTTCCTTGTCTAACTTAAATTGTAAATATTCTTGTTTTTCCTTTTCATAACTTTCTTTGCTTCTAGCAGATAATTCTGTTTCATCGTATGCTGGAAAGTCCACAACACTAACATCAAACAATCTTGATATTCTTAGCACAGTTCTTGTGTCTGTTTCATAATCCCATTTTCTTTCTGCTACTGTAAATGCAAAGCTCATTTTGTCTAACAATCCTTCTTTTACCATTTTATAGATATCTTTATTATTTGTTGTATCAATTAACTTTGCTCTTACTTTTAACCCTCTATCATCTACCGTTAATTCCAAACTTTTATTCCTTGTTCTTGCTAAAATCAAACAACTGTCATTATGATTATATTTTAATACACAATCTTGCATATTACATCCATTAAATGCATTTTTATCTATTATTTCTTTACACCATCCTAAATCTGTAATACTATTGAAAACTACTGCATAACCTTCAAGTATCATTTCTTCTTCATTTTCATTCGACCTTATTTCTCCCATTCTAATTTCTTTTACTGCTTGTTCCATTTTTCTTTCCTCCTTGATAATCATTTGCTATTGAACTGTCTATCATATTTAGACTTTGAATTAGTTTTGCACCTTCTTCTCCTCCTAAAGGTGTCATGTCCAATATTTCTCTTCCATCATCTTTTGTAAGTAATCCTAATGCTCCTGCTTCTTTTAATAAGCTTATTTTATTTTTTAAAGAAGCATATTTTATTCTGTTTGTTGTAAAAGCTATTCTATGTCCTTTCTTTAATGATGCTTCATTAAAAATCTTTATAGAGAAACCATCTTCAAATTGTATTGAGAGAGGTTCTATTATTGATTCATAAAAAGCATTCCATTCCTCTTCTGTGTAGTTGCCTCTAATTATCTTTTCAGATACTCCAAAATAATCAAATATGTCATTTTTTACATAGCTTAATTGTTCTTTATCCAATGTTATAGGTTCTAGGTTGACTGGTGTAAAATCTGATTTTGCATCTAATCCTGCTATTCCTTTTCCTTTGTCAAAATCTCCTATGAAATCAGCTACGAATTGATCTCTATTTTCTTTAATATCTTTATTTTTTAACATAGCATTATTGTATTTTAATACACCTTTTATGCTCATACTCGTTTTAATAGCATTTTCTATTCCTTCTGTTGTTGTATTTGCAGTTCTTATAGGTTGTTCTAATATTTCATTGTTATTTCCATATATATCATGAAAACTAAACATTCTTCTCAAATGTATAACTTCATCATATCTAATTATATATTGATGTCCGTTTGTGAATTGAAAACATATCCATATATCATTATTTATTTCATATAATTCGCATCTGTCAGGATTTAATGGGTAAAAGCCCTCTATGTATCCTTCTTTATTTTTATCTATATATATGAACACATTATTTTTTGAATAAAGTAGGAATATTGTTTTATACAAAAAATCATATTTAGTCATTATTGGATTTGGTTTTGTATTTATAATAAAATCAATATTTCCCTTTATATGGTTAGATATCGTACTTTGTATGTGCTTTGGTATCATTTTTGCTCCATGTGTTGCTATTGTATTAATACATTTAATTGCATCTATACTGTTTTCTATTGTAGAATCTTGTCCAGAAAATACTGGTCTATATCCAGTCATCATTTGCAAATATGATCCCACAATTTTTTGCACCTTGTTTCCAAAAACCATATTAAATAAACTTCGTTTCTCTTTCATTTATTCCTCCTGTAAAGCTATATAATCACTCATTTTGTCAAACAAAACGCAATAAGCATCTATCAAGCTTACTGCACCATCTATTCTTTGCTTTGATTTTTTTCCTTTTACTGGTCTTATATTATCATTCTTATCAATTTCTATAGCTGTATTTAATAAACACCATTTCAGTATTGGGTTGTTGTTGTAATTTACTTTTTTTTCTTTCAAATCCGCTTCTAGTTGTTTCATTGGATTTGACATTGTCTTTGCTCCCTGTATTACTTTTTCCATTTCAAATCCTGCTTCTTCCATTTCTGTTATCCAATATTGACTGCCCCATGGATCATATCCTATCCACAAAGCTGATATATCATACTCATTATGCATCTTTAAAAACCACTCTGTAACATTTGTATAATTTATTTTTGCTCCAGAGCATACTGTAAGCAGTCCTCTTTTTTCCCATATATCGTATGGAACATTGTCATTGTCCGCTTTTTCCTCTATTTTAGTTTCTGGTATAAAGTAATGTTGTAATATGTATATCTTCTTTTGTTTCATGACTAGTAATGTTGCACAAGTCAAATCTGTTGTGCTTGATAAATCTGCGCCACCTATAGCATAACTTCCTTTCAATTCATCTAGTTCAAACATTTCTTCATTATTTACAGTATCAAAATCAAGCCATTTTTCTTCTGAGTTATTTCTTATATTGAAATCCTTACAAAGTATTCCTTTCTTACTACTTAAATCTGCTTTTGCTCTTTCTACTTGTTCTACTAAATACTTATATTGCTTTATTGTTCCTAAGCCAGGATTTGCCTTTTGCCAACATTCTATATTTTTCCACTCTTCTGTTTTATCCAATTCATATAATACTGGTAAAAAGGCATCATTTTTTATTGTTCCTTCTAAAATATTGTTAGCATAATCATATATATCATCAAAAATACATTCTCTAACCGTTCCCGCTGTAGTAATCATTACAACTAATGGCTGTCTACGAGATGATGTAGATTGCTTCATTACTTCATATAAATTTCTGTCTTTTATTGCATGAAGCTCATCTATAATAACTAAATGAGAGTTTAATCCATCTAGTGTATCTGAATCACTTGACAGTGGTTCAAAACTACTAAAAGTGGTCGGCATATACATATCTGTTCGTCTTTTATTGATTATTGCTCTTATTTCTGGTGACTGTGCTCTCATAGAGCAAGCACTTTTAAAAGCTTTTGAAGCCTGATCCTTTTTAGTTGCAACAGAATAACATTCAGCAGAACCTTCTCCATCAGCAATCATCATATATAAAGCTATTGCTGATAGCATAGTTGTTTTTCCATTTTTTCTTCCTACCAAAAACATTGTTTCATTAAATCTTCTGTAACCTGTATCTCTATATACAAATCCAAATAATGCTTGTATATAAGCTTTTTGAAATAATTCTAATTTAATCGGTTTGCCTATTTCACCTTCAGACTGTTTGCAAAAAGTCTCTATGAATGTTATTGGTCTTTCTCCAATTTCTTCATCAAAATAAAAAGGAAGGCTTTCTTTTTTGCTTTCCTCTAACAATCTTTTATATATTTTTATTATCTTTCTGCCTGCGATAATATTGCCTTTTTCTATTTCATTTATGTATTCTTTTATATAGTTCACTTTCTACCACTTGCTATAAACTTAAGCAATTCTTCTCCTGCATTTTTCTTTTCCTCTTTAGGCAGAAAATCTACAAGTTGTTTTACTACGTTTGTGTAGTTTTTTATCATTGCATTGTAATTTTTGCTTTCTACTGATTCTTTATAGCCAAATTGCCCTTTTCCATTCATGTATAACTCTTTCACACCATGTTCTTCAATATATGTTCTATTTTCTTCAAGAGTTACAGACATAAAAGCAACTTCATTTATTAGATTTTGTACTAACGACAATGTATTCTTGTCTAACTGTTTGAATATTTTAGTAAGTTTATTTTTTTGTTGTTTGATTTTTTTCTTTTTATTTTCTAATTGTTCTTTTGTAAGCTTTTCATTGTTATTTTCATCTAAAATCGTTTTTGATAGTACTTCATCTTCATCCACATCTGCACCTCCTAACTACACCCCTCATGTGAAAACTGTTTGGATTTTTTTGTTGCCCACCCACCGTTCTCCCATAAAATCATTTTTTTGTCTTGTAGGGGGGGATTATTGTTTTACAAACTTTTGTTTTTTACAATATTTATTATTCTTTTAATATAATTTAGTGGTGTTCTTTTTGCATATCTCCATTCTGTTGTATGAGAACAAGGTCCATTATTAGTACAACAATTCCTTGCTTTGCATTGAGTATTCTTTTTACAATTACAACTATATATTTTACTTAATTTAATTATATATTTACAATTAACCATTCTTAATTAAATCTCCATTTTCATTGAATGCATACTCTTCTTCATCTTTAAAGTGCTCTTTATTGTGACAATCTTGACACAAACTTTCCAAATTATCTATATTGAAAAATATATCATCATCTTCATAGTTTAATTCTGTTATATATTCTTTGTGATGAACTATGTAAGCACTATTATATATTCCGCTTCTTTAAGCATCTTTCACACAAGTTATTTGTTTCTATTAGTTTTTGTTTTCTTAGCTTTTGCCACTTCTTGCTTTTGTATTTAGCAGCAATTAATGGATTATCTCTTTGTGTCATTTTGTTTTCTTCTTTGTCGTTTTCTTAATTGCCTTCTCTGTTTTTATATCTTTTACTGCTGTTTCTATTTGTTCTGTCTCTTCTATCTTTTCAACTACTTCGACAAATTTTACTTCATATGAATTGTTTCCGCTTAACACTTCTAGTCTATCTGTACTTACTATAAATTCTTCTCCAGGTTCTGGAACTCGATTTAATTGCTCATCTCTGACATTCATTCTTTTATAAGTATCTAATGCTTTTACTTTGTATTTCATTTTTCTTTCCTCCTCATATTTTGATTTAGTTTTATTTATATAATTTAATAATAAGCATTCTGGTGCTTTGTAGTTTTCTATTTTTGGTATTTTCTTATATATCTCGTCTACATTTGTGTTAGACATATCCATATTCAATATATAAGAATTGTTTTCATTTACTCCTATCTCTTTTAGTACTGGAATATCTGTACATATTACTGGTGTTCGTACACTTAATGCTTCTACTATACTGTAACAATAGCCTTCGCTATCGCTTAATTGAACTAAATAATCTGCTTCTGCAATATCATTTATTATGTTTAATTTTGGCTTTCGTGCAATAAAAAAATCCGAATCAATATCAGATTTATTGGTAAACACATGCCACTCAAAAGGTATTTTTTTATCAGAAAGTTCTTTTGCTAATTTAATCATTCAATTATAACCTTTTTCATTTGTTAGTCTTGTAGCACTTATTAATTTTAATATCTTTTTAGGTTTATCTATATTTAATGGATTATATATTATTTCAGGCTTTATTCCTGTTTTTTGATAAAAACTTTCTCCTGCTATTTTACTTACTGCTAAATATTTCGTTATTTTAGTATTTGTATTACATTGTATTCCTGTTGCTTTATAATCTGCGTGTATAATTTGATAATATTCTTTTGCCTTAACTTTATCTATAATATCTAAATTATAATTAAAAAAAGCTTTTTCGCATTCTATTTCTTGACCGCTAAATTTTATACATTTAACATTCTTTTTTAATCTTGCTAACTGCTCTCTGTTTGCATAATCATATATTATAGTCACATCATAATTTTTATATAGTTTTGATAAGTAATATAAAAAAGTTTCTATGCCTCCTATTTCACTTATACTTTTAAAATAAAAAATATTAGTCATCTTTTTCCTCTTACTTTCTTCTTCTTGTTTTTACTCTTCTTTTTAAAACAACTATTGTAAAATCTACAAGATTTACATTGTGTTTTTATACACCTTTCAAAATTCATTTTTTCTCCATATAAAAAGAGTTTTACACTTATAAATAAATGCAAAACTCTCGCAAAAGTCTATATTATATTTTTTCATGCTATAATTATAACACGGTTTTTATGTGAAAAAAGGTCAAAAAAGGGTCAATTTATTTTTTTAAGTATTTTTTTGCATTTTCTGTAATCCAACTGGCAATAGACTTTCCCTCATTTTTTAATTTTTCTTTTAATTCTTCTCCAAGTTCTTTATCTATATCTCCCAAAATTCTTGTATATTTATTTTTAGACCATTTGTATTCTTTTTTTATATCTCTAGACATACCACCAACTCCTTGATTTTTTATTATATCTGTTGTATAATATTTTTGCAAGAGGGCTTTCGCCCTCTCGGCTTACTCAAAGTCTTGTAAGATTAATTTAATCTGTTCACGATTATGTTGTTCTCTTACTTGTCTTTGTTTCTGTGCTTGTCTATGTGCTAGATAGATAAGCACTTTTTTTATTATTTGCATATTCCTCACCTCCTTCATTGTCTTTATTTTACCATACTCGTACGAGTATGTCAATACTTTTTTAGAACTTTTTTAAAAAACTTACAACCATTATGGCTGTAAGTTCGGTGTTACTTTTTTTAATTCTTCGTGTACCGTATAAATTAGCTTTCTCTTTCTTCTCTTATATGTTTCTTCGCTTATGTGTAGCTTATCTATAACATCCCATTTGTTATCGTTTCCGCTTCTGGTATTCTTCTTCAAAAATTTTGTTTGCAATTTTATCTACAAGTAGCAAAGCTTGTACTACCGCTTTATATTCTTTTGTACACTTTTGTAATTGTTCATCTTCTTGTAGAAGTATTACACTGTTCAAAACCGAATCAGAAATTTTATAAGGAGCCCTGGGCATTCCATCTACATTCACAGAACTTAATCCCATTATGTCCAATTTTATGTTCATAATCCTAATACAATTGTAATTGTATTTTTTTAAACAATTTTTAGCTTCTTTATAATCTTCTTTACTTATTTTTTCCATTGTTTTCCTCCTTTTTACCTTTTTTCATTTATTTAGTTTTTTTAATTCTTCATTCTCTTTTTTAAGCTCTTTATTCTCATTTTCCAGTTCGTTACATTTTATAATAGCCTTCTGCTTTCTATCTAGTTGCTCGTTCCTTACTAAGTGTATCTGGTGTTCTGCTTCATACATATTTTCGAACCTCTTTAATTCTTTCAGAATATGTTCTATTGCTTGTTGTATATCTTTATAATAAAAAAATCCCATTTTACAAGAACCTTTATAATTTTCTAGCTTATCTCTTTTAAAATTGCCTTCTGTAAAATCTTTTAATAAAATTATATCTTCTTCTATAGAACTTCGTTCATTCTTAATACTATTTTCTTTCACTTATAACTCCTCCCTACAAGTTTTTGTTTATTGTTTCTATCTATTCCTACATAGCAACCTGTATCTTCTTCTTTTACATCTTTCCCTGGAAATAAGAAGCATTTATTGTTTATATTATTCATACAGTCTTTGCATTTTACGAGATCTTCAAACAACTGCATTAAAACCACCTCTTTCCGCACTTTTTGCACTTATATATAAAGTGATCTATGCTCATATCAAAATCGTCACATTCCATTCTTCCACCACATTCAGGGCAATGTAAACTAAATATATCTTTAATTTTTTCTATTATTCTTTTTATTTTCCCTTTCACTTAAAACACCTCCTAAATTTTAGCTTTAAAATTATAAATAGGTCTTATTATTTTTTGTATTTCTACAGTATCTTGAATATTATCTATTATTTCTTGCATTGGTTTATATACAAAAGGTGCCTCATCTATTGTTTCTTCAACTACACTTGTTGTATATATTCCTTTCATACTTTCTTTAAAGTCGTCTAATTTGAATGTTTCTTTTGCTTTTATTCTTGACATTATCCTGCCTGCTCCATGAGGTGCTGAATTATTCCAATCTTCATTCCCTTTTCCTACTGCTATTATTGAACCATCTCTCATATTTATTGGTATTAATACCTTTTCTCCTTCTTTTGCTGATATAGCGCCTTTACGAACTATATTATCTTCGAAAGATATATAATTGTGTATTGTTTCAAAATATTTTTGATATATTTGCTTTCCCATATTTAATAATATTGTTCTAGCTATATAACATCTATTTAAACTTGCATATTCTTGACATATTCTCATATCATGTAAATACATTTCTCTATATTTTCCTTCTAAATAGCATAAATCTTTTGGCAAATCAGGATTATTATTTTTATATTCTTTTTCTAAATCTTTCAAAGCTTGTTGTATTTCTGATTTTCTTCCTTGTTCTTTATATTCTTTTATAATTTTTTCTTTTTTCTTAAACAATTCTTCTTTTCCAGAACATAATTCTATTGCTAAATTTTGATAATAGTCAGCTACTTTTTTACCTAAATTTCTGCTTCCTGTATGTATTACTAAATATTTATTGTCTTCATCATCTATATCAACTTCTATAAAATGATTTCCACCACCCAATGTTCCTATTGCTCTATTAAATTTCTTACTTTCTTTTAATTCTCTCAAACAATATAATTCATTTATCTTTTCAAAATCTATTAATTTTTGTTCTCTTATATTTCTTCCTGCTGGTATATATTCATTTATTATATTGTCTAATTTTTCTAAATTTAACTCAATATTTCCTAATTCTACACATAACATTCCACATCCTATATCTACTCCAACAATGTTTGGTATAACTTTATTCCCTAAATCGGCTGTGAAACCTATTACACAGCCTTTTCCAGCATGAACATCTGGCATTATTCTTACTTTACAGTCTTTAAATGGTTCTTGCTCTAATAACTCATCTATTTGTTTTATTGCTTCTTCTTCAATATTTTCAGTAAATATCTTTAAATTTCTATCAGCTGTTTTCACTATGTATCACTCCTCTCTAAATCATAAATTCTGTCCCTTTGCATACTTCTTAACATTGATGATAATATTACTTCTTTATCTGCTTTAAGTTCTTGTTTTGTTGCTGTTTTTATGCAATATAATTCTTTCAATCCATCTACTGGTTCCGCCAAATAGCTTGTTTTCTTAATTCCCCAATTGTTTATTTCTTCTTTTTCTTTTCGTTCCAGCCTATCTATTGCTACTAAAACTCCTATTTCTAGTGGTATTTCATTTTTCACTTCTTGATATAATCTATATGGCATTACAAAATAATTTTTATTTCCTATAAATGTTAATTTATTTTTACTATGGAAATCTTGTTTTGATTGTTTTATTTCATAACAATAAGTTTCTCTTTGGCAGTTGTACATTATACAATCTACTATTTCTTTTCCATACCAGCCAATCGTACATTCAAAAACATAAAACTCATTTCTTTTATTAAAACGATTTGCTAATAATTGTTCTAGTCTTTTTGTAGTTTCTGTTTTCATATCTTATTTACTCCTCTCTCTTACGATATGTTAAACAAGTACAAGTATTATCAGCAGGTATAAATGTATCACTAGAACCATCAACATAAAGGTCAATAAGAATATGTTCTGCTTTACATTTATAAGCTGGTTTACCACCTATCGTAAAATTTTTACACTTTGTTTTACTTCTAAATTTACAATCTTCCTTTTTACAAAATAACATATCTTATTTACTCCTTTACTCTTTCAAAACATTCTTTAGGTATGTATAAGCACATTCCTGAATCTTTCCCTTCGTATGCACAAACTCTTGCAAATCTAATTATTCTATCTGACATTATAATGTAAATACATATATCAATTCCTACTATTGGAGAATTTATGTCATCATATTCCAAATTTTTTTGATAAACTCCCCCACTTTTATAAAACCCAAATTTTTCAAGTTCTTTTAAATCTATATCATCTCTTATTTTTAACATCGCTATTCTCCTCCTAAAATTAAATTTTCGTGTGTTTTCAACCATTCTTCCTTATAACTTTTTAATGCTGCCTCTGCTTGTTTCTTTGTTTTGTAGCAATTTCCTTCTGCGATTCTAACTTTGTCTAAATCATCACAATTTATTCTTTTTAAAACATTAGGTTCGCAACCTACACAGTGGCTTATATGATAATAATTTTCTCCAAATTCAGGTGTATATTTATTCATCTTATCCTCCTACTATCTCTAATATTTCTAATATGTAATATTCTTTTCCTTCTTCTGCACCCCATTCTGGCTTGCCTTGTCCTATTCTTAATTTACATCTGCACTTTATTTCTGGAGACATTTTAGAATAACCACTTTTAAATATTATCTCTGCTATTTTATCTTTGTAATCTAATCCAAATATCTTTTTAAATCTAGTATGGTAGTATTTTTTTATTTCTCTATACTCTTCTTTCTTCTCGCCACTTTTTATCATATCGAACCATTTTCGCTTTATTGGTAATATCAACATTTTTCTCCTCCTACTTTATAGCAATTAGCCATATAACTTTCTTTTGTTAGTATTGTTTCTATGTCCTCTTCCCATAAAGTACACTCGCTACTATCTTTACTGCTATCTATATCAACACATTTTCCACTTGGACAAGGTCCTTCATTTATAACATTTATTACTTTATACCCATTTACCAAATCTCCAACTTCTATTATGTCTATTAGTTGTTTGCTATGTTTTACAATAATTTCGTGTTTTTTAAAATAATAATATGGTTTTGTAGATGTATACATCTTATCAACTAATATAACTTTTGAATTATCTATAATTCCTCTTTCACATTCAAACCAAGCGAACTTAATAATCGTTCCTAAATTAGTTCTTCCATATTCTCCGTACTTCTATATCTTTCATAATTTTTTTCCTTTCTAGGCTAGATTAAGTCTAGCCTTCATTATTTTTTTATTTCTATATGTGACAATCTACTATAATTAAGTATTTATCTTGATTTTCCGGCTTATTAATTGTTTCTGTAAATTTTTCTATAAATGCTAGTTCACTGTCTTTAGTGCTATCATTCATAGCCCACCAACCCATTTTTCCTTTTTCATGCCAGCCTGTTTCATCTAATAATGCCCAACAAGAGAATGTGCTTTTCATATTTGCATAATTTTCTTTGGTTTCATATCTTTCTATGTAATATTCCTTTTTATACAGCTCGAATTCAATATTTTCTTTTTCTTCTTCTGTCATTGTTTCTTTACCTTCTACATAAGTTTCCCAAAATCTAATTGCTTTGTTGTATGTATTTTCAAATTCAATAGCCTTTTTAAAATCTATATCTTTAATTCTTGCACCATCTACCCATTTATAACCTTCAGGAGCTTTTTTAGATAGATTACTACCTTGATTTATAAAATCTTCTAAACTTGTTTCTGATATTACATCTTCATTATCTTTTTTTGTTAATAATAAATGTCTCCATCTTCCACCAATTGAATACCAATCCCATCTTGACTTAGGATTATATGTACTTAATTCATTACCGTTCTTTATCATATTGTTCGTCTTCATCTATTTCAGCTTTATATAGATCTTCATCGGTTTCAGCATTTGTATATTTAAATTGCCAATCATCTAACTTTTTCCCTTCTCTTTGTTCATTTAAATAATCTTCTTTTCGTTCTCTTGCTTTTTCAATTATTTCCTTTTTTGTTTTCTCTATATAAGGTTCTACTTCTAAGTTTTCATCATACGGTGCTAACATTTCCTCTAATTTTTCTTTTTTAGCAGTTATAACTGCTACTGTAAAATGGCTCATCTATTTTTCTCCTCCTATTAAACTTTTAATGGTCTTCATTCTAAAATCATCTATTCTTTTACTTATTTTGCCTAAATCAATTATTCTTATTTCTTCAAAAATTTCTGCCAGCCAATTTTGTTGTTTTTTAGATATAAATATAATCAATTCAAGTATGATTTCATATGCAAATGCTATCCCTCTTAATGCTAAATATGGTAAATTAAAAATAATTTCTAAAAAATAAAATATTTCATATAATATTACATTTTTTAATCCTACTCTTTTTATACATTCTCTATATTTCATTTTTTATCACCTCTTATTTGTAGAACTAACATATTTTCTTCTTCTTGTAATCACTTTTTCTATCTTTTTTACTAAAGTTTTACTTTCTAATACATCATCTGCTCTTATACTTAAATCATACTTTAATTTTCTATCCGCTTCACTTCCTGGATCTATTTTCATACTACATAAATCAAACAGTCCAACTCTGTTATTGTCTATTATTATTACTTTTCGCATTTTTTCCTCCTACTTAAAGTTAAATCATTTGTATTCTTATCAAGTTCAAAAATTTTGATGTATTAATTTTGTAATAATATCTATACTTTTCTTGTATGTTTTTTATAGCTGGCTCAATTGCAAATCTCATCGTTCTTTCAACACTAGAAATTGTTGAATTATATCTTTTTGCAATAAATTCGTAAATAGTCATAGTTTCCCATTCTAATGTATTTTCTTTAATATACTCAATAGCATCAATAAAATAAGCTATTCCTTTACTATTTACATTAAAGCCAAGTTCTAATAATTCTTGTTTTATTTCATCTCTATTATTCATCTTTCTCCTCCAACATTCTATCTAAATATCCGCTTCTGGTAACTCCACTCCATCACAGTTTTTACAGAAATTTTAACAAATGTATTATCGATATCTTCTATACTTTTTGATATAAACTGTGAGCTTATAGTTTCTTTACTTTTTTGAATTTTTTCTTTACTTTCGCAAACTTCTTTTTTTGTAATATCTGATATTACATTTTTAGACTGTATATCTAATTCTTTTAAAATAAATTCTCGCAATGTTGGTCTTTTATTGTATCCGTTTTACTTCAAAAATGTTTTTATTATCCAAATATGTAACATCTAATAATCTTTTACAGTCATTATTTATTATATAAGTCTTTATTTTTTCTTTATCTGCAATTTTTCTAAATACTTTTTCTAAGCTTAAATTTTCTGCACATTCAAAAGTATCTGCTATGCTTAAAATTTCTTCGAAAGTATTATATGCTTTTTTAGTTTTATCAAAATTGTATTTGTCGAGAATTTTTTCATACTTATTTTTCTTTTTCTCTTTTTTTATTATCTTTTCGTATTCATACTCATCTAAATTTCTATATTGTTCATATAATCCATTTTCTTTTAGCTTTTTTAACGTTTCTTTTATTTCATCATCTTTTAATCCCATTGTAGTGTATAGACTTTTATCAACGTCGTGATACTTACATAAATAAATTTGATTTTCTACGCTTAATTCTTTCATTTTTACCTCACTTTCCTGCTAATACATAAGTTCAGTTTCAACATTCATTCCATTTATTTTGCCATCAGCATAGTTTACTTCTGTTGTTTTAAATATAATAAATCTTATTCCGTATTTTTTAGCCATTTCGCTTATTTCTTGTTTTATTTTGTTAATATCCTGTTCCATGTTATCCTCCTAGGTTACTTTAATTTTTCTTTTTTTAACTTTAATGTTCCTTCAGCTATTTGTTTTAATGTTTTTATTTTTTCTATCTTGTCCATTTTTGAAAAATCTTTTAGCGTTATATATTTCATTTCTAGCCTCCCACATTTTCAAATTTCATTTGCTTTTTATTAAATTCAATTCTGACTGTCCCAGTTGGTCCATTTCTTTGTTTTGCAACTATAACATCAATGTTTATTATTTTTGACTTGTTTTTTTCGTCATCAGCTATATATAGAAAAATAACATTATCTGCATCTTGTTCTAAGCTTCCACTCTCTCTTAAATCTGCTAAAATTGGTGTTTTTCTTTTTTCGGTCTCTCTGTTAAGCTGGCACAAAGCCACTATTGGAATATCTAGTTTTTTAGTTAATAATTTTAGTCTTCTACTTATGTCTGCAACTTCCTGTTCTCTATTGCTAAACTTATTTTTACTTTTTAGTAATTGTAAATAGTCAATTACTATTAATCCTAAATTCTTTTCATTTTTTAATTGCATTGCTTTACTTTCTATTTCTTGTATTGTAGAAACCTTCGAATCTATGCACATTTTAAACTCTGATATTTCCCCTGCTGCTTTTCCTATTTCAGCAAAATTTTCTTCTGTAAGCCAGCCCATTCTCAAAACGTGACTATCAATATCTGCTTTTCGTGCTATCATTCTATTTCCAAGTTGTTTTTCACTCATTTCCAAGCTAACAAAATATGTATAAATATTCTTCTTAGCAATATGTTCTGCCATCTGCAATGCAAAAGATGTTTTTCCCACTCCTGGTCTTGCTGCAATAATTGTAAGCTCTTGTTCGTGTAATCCTTCAATTATTCTATCTAAATCAAGATACCCTGTTCTATAACTGTAATCATCTCTTTTTTTATATTTTTTTTCTATATCTTGCACTGTTTCAAGCATTACATCAGACATTTCCTTTTCTTCATTTTTTTGTGTAGTTTTTAAGTTCAAGAACTCTTGAATTGCTGCATTTTTAACATCTAAATCATCTTTTTCTATGTCTACTTGTTCCGCTTCTTTTATTATTTTCTTTGCAACTTCTTGTATTTTTCTTCTCATACTTAAACTTTTTATAATTCTAAAAGTATTTTCTATATTGCAAGAAAATGGTAATGTATCAGTTATAGAAACAACTGTTTCTAAAAGAGCTTGGCCATTGTATTTTTTATTAATTCCTATTGTTCTTATTGAAACTAGATCTATGTTTTGCTCTTTGTCTTTCAATTCTTTTATTAGCTCAAAAATTTTCTGATTTGTTTTATAATAAAAATCTTCTACATTTAGCTCGTCTATATATTTTGCATTATCTGTATCGGTTATTATTTCTGCAATTATATTTTCTTCCGCCTCCTTGCAGGCTATCAAAGTTTCATCGGTTTTATACATTTTCAAACCTCCTGCTCATTTCAATATATTCATCGACTGTTTCTGCATCTTCATCTTGTTTCTGTTTTTTAGTATTTTGATTCAAGTAGCTTTCAAATTTGTTTCCAAAAAGTGTTTCTGGTCTCAAATATTGTTCCATTTTCTTATCGTTTAACCACTCTGTTGTTTTAGTATCAATTACTATTCTAAAATCCTCTACAGAAAATCCTTCGTTAAGTCTTGCATTTATTAGAGATTTTGTTTTTTTGCTTGATGATTTAAAATTTTTAGAAGTTTTTTTGTTTAGATAGTCTATTATATAATTATAATTTTGATTATTCTTATTATTTGATTGTTCTTCTTCTTGTTCTTCTTCTTCTTGCGTATGTGTATCCATACCGTATATATACGGTATGCAAATGCTATATATGTAGTCTTTAAACTCTTTATTTTTCAAGTCTTTAAGCTCTTTTTCAATACAAGCTCGTACTTTGGGACTAGATGTCCAGTTATACTTGTACCAATTTAAAACTAATAGCTCTTTTGTTTTTTTCGAGTACTTTGCAACTTTTAATTTTTTATCAAATCTGTCTAGCAATTTTTTTATACATTCTTCAGTGTATCCTGTTTCTTTTGAAATATCTCTTATGCTAATTTCGTAACAACCTACCTGGTTAGTATGTGGATTACTTAATAAGTAAAGCATGAAATATCTATCTTCTGCTGTCATTTCATCTATTACTTTAGTATCATTCCAAAAGGAAACATGTAAATTTCTATAAATAGCCATTTTTATTCCCCCATTTACTGTATATTAGTTTATTTTTATCCCATTTGGCTCCATAAATGCCTTTTAAATAGTTTTCAGCTCTCAAGGTATATTCTTTACTTTGCAAGCCATTATCTTGCTTTATATGGCATTCTGGGCAAGCAGTAAATATATTTTCTTCTATGCCTAAACCTCCTGAACTTCTTGGTATTAAATGTGCATTTGCAAAAAACATTGGTACTACAGCTCCACAAAATATACATCTTCTTTTATCTCTATACCAGACAGATGCTTTAACAAATTTGTCTATTTCTGTTTCTATGGTTTGTTTATGTTTTTTTCCTTTTATTTTTTCCTTTTTAATATAGCTTTTTTTGTCGCATTCATTACAACTTTGTATAGTAACTTCCTTATTTTCTAATTTGCAATACAAATATTTAACATATTTTTTTGTTCTTATTCTTAAATTTTTGCAATACATTTGACAAAATTTCTCCTTTCGTGTATAATGAATATGGTTTATTTTTATAAGCTTTTTGAGTTGTTTAATCGTGGTTGGTTGGCAGCTCTATTATTTTGCCTTTTTCATCATTATTGATAAAATTATCGTCATCAATTATGCTCATCTCCCTTATACAAATAGCTTTAGCTTCTTCTTCATCGTTGCAATTCAGAGCCATTAAAATATTCTTATAATTTTCATAATGATATTTGTTTGCATTAATTCTGTCTTGTTCTGACATCTTTCCCACCTCCTATTATTTAATATATTTTTTTACTGCTAAGCAAAAAATTACTAGCAATGTTAATAACTTAAACACAACTTGTCCTGTTAATTCATCTCCTAAATCTAATGCTCCAACTTGTCCTAACATCATAAAAAAACTTATTATTGCTATTATTTTTCTCATTTAAATCACTCCTTTTAATTTTCACATAGGTAATCATGTCTTACATTAATGTAATCTTCTATAGCTCTTCTTGTTACCTTAAATGGTATCGTATATCGTTGTACTGGTAGTTCAGGGTCTCTGAACATCTTTTGTACCATATTGATTCCAATATGAAATTCCTTATGTATCTGAACTGCTGTTAATAATTCATTAGGGTTTTTATTTTGATTAAGCATTTTTTCTAAAAGTTCATTTGTCCTTTGTTGTTCTTTTAAAAGTTTTTCTTCCAA